GGCAAATGCTTTACTGAGGCTGTCGATGATGGAAGATAATGTGCATTTTACAACGCAGTAATCAACTATAGCCTTATTAAGTAAGAAGTTCTTCCCGGCACATTTCCGGGCAGGCGAAGCAACCGATTTTAAGGCAAAGGTTCTTAACGGTCAAAAGCGGCACACATGCCGATGCAATTACGAGTATTGGAAGAATAAAATAGCTGCCTTGCAAGAAAAAAACGGTACGTTATGCCTACGCCAATGGGCAGATAAACCGTATAGAAGCTCGCAGGAAGGTATTTTAGAAGTTCCAGCTAACATGTGTACGGTTCAACCTTTGATATTACGAAGGAACGGCTTAAACTTCGTCGCAGAAGTTGAAGGACATCCGGTTAAGTTGAAAGATTTGGCGCGTAACGATGGGCTGACACCTTCGGAATTTGCAGCATGGTTTATTCCGGTATTCGATAAAGCGCAGGAAAACGCGCTAACCTTTGCTATTATTCAATTTACAACGTTCAGATATTAGCTTATGGCACAAGAAAAAGGTATCGGCGAAAGTTGGGAAGAAATTGTAAAAGCATACGCAAAGGCAGAACGGGAATTAGGCGTAAGGGTGTATTGCGTGATTTGCATTTGCAAGAAAGTAAACGGCGAAGAAGTTGTATTACACCGTTACGACCTACCCCGCGAAATTTTACAGCGGTGGCGGTGGGTTGTAAATTGGCGCATAGCTAAATTAACATGTGCAGACCCGCGAGCGCATATATATGAAACATTGTCTTTTTACGATAAAACAAGCGGAGAAACATACGGCTTTAATTCCGATTTATCAAGACTAACCACATTGAAGGGGCGAATAACCTTGCAAGAAAATAGGATAAAAGACTATATAGAAGCAAACAAAAGTAATTTGTTCTTTGACGAAGCCAACGATATGCAGTTAGTTAAAGTTCGGAAAAAGCTGGAGCGTGCGAGAAAGAACGTAGCCGATGCAGAAGCGAGATTAAGAACAAAGGTGGAACAAAAAATAGCATGGAAATGAAAGTAAACGGTAACGGTTTGGTAGAGATATACGGCGAAAAGACCAAAGAACGCGGCTTTTTCTGCATGAAGTTGTTAGCCTTCCTAAACACAGAAGCAGAACCGGGAACGGAAGCCTATGAGGAACTTTGGGAGCAACGATTTAACGAAGCCAAGTTAGGGACTTGCGCCTATCGGGACAAATGCACAATTTACGCAAGAACCGCGAAGAAGGGAATACAACAAAATTTATTTTCACAGCATAGTTATAATCAGAAATAATAAACAATTATGAACGAGGAATTTAATGTAAATTACAGAATGTGGAATATTGTAGGTAGTGTTTACGGATATAAAAAGCTAATAAGGCTTCCAAGAAAGGAAAAGAAAGCACTAAAGAAAATAATTTTGCATGATATTATTACAATAGATAGAAATTACATAAAAGAATGTAAACGTCTTAAATTGCCTACATTTAGTTACAAACAAATTCAATGAATATGCCCCCTAAGGAGTTTTACGACAAAGTTGTAGAGATGCGGAAGGCACAAAAAGAATACTTCCGTTTCCGCGCACCTTCCGCGCTAAGTAGTTCGAAGCAATTAGAAGCTGAAATAGACACGGAAATAAAGCGGGTAAAACAACTCTAAGCGAGAATGAAAAAGCCCGGCAAACTTCGCTTTTTGGGGCTTTTGACGAAGATTTATTAAACCGTAGTAGTAACGATTAAAGGCTATTCGATGAAAAGTTACCAATTTGAGGAAATAACATTTTGGCTTTCGCTTATTGCTTGCTTGTTGGCTCACGAAGCAAAAATAGATTGGCTTACAAGAATACTTGTAGTAGTCAGCATAGTAAATTTTGCCAGCGCAATAGTGACGGCTTGGATTGATGTAAAACGTAAAAATAAAAATTAGCATTATGGTTAATGTGGAGATTGACGCGCGTATATTGGAAGATAAGAAGTTCAATACGCAGGTAGAAAACATTATAACAGAAACAAGAGAAGCCCGCAGAAATGTACAGATAGTCGGGGCACAGTTAAAATCTTCCCCGGTTATCCGGTTGATGGAAGAAGGCAACCTTTCGCTTTCCTTCATCCTTTCGGAGTTCCCGAAGATAACCAACAAGGAAAGCCGACTACCACGCGGGCAACGCGATGTAGTGGCAAACATTGTTTTTGAAGCCGCCCGACGGGTTGTTTTCCTTAACCAGCGGGAACGCGCCCGAAAAGCAGCGGAAAAGGCTAACAAAAAAGCGGCGGGAAATGACATTTGAGGAAATGAAGACGATAGCCAACAAGACTATTACCCGGAAAAAGTCAAGGCATATAGAAAGCCAAATACAACAAAGTTGCGTTAAATGGTTCCGTTTGCAGTTCCCGGAAATTGGATTACTACTTTTTGCAGTACCCAACGGCGGAGCGCGGAACAAACGGGAAGCCGGGATATTGAAGGGCGAAGGTGTTACTGCCGGGGTAGCCGACATGATACTGTTAAAACCTTCGGGCGGCTTTGCTTCCCTTTGTATTGAGTTCAAGACCGAAGAAAAGGGCAGTACACAGCGCGAAACACAAAAGCAATGGCAGAAGGCAGCGGAAGCCGCCGGAAACAAGTATGTTATTTGCCGTTCTTTCGATGATTTCAGAAAAGAAGTAATAAGTTACTTATTCCCGAAAAAGTAGGGAGCGTGAAGTTTTGGCGAAGTATTTTAGGGTTTAGCGTATCACTTTAATACGCTAAACCTTTTATTTTTGCAGCAAAACCAAAACGAGGGCAATAACGGGGATTGTTCGTCGGGTCGCGTTACCGCCGTTGTTGGTTTGTTTATTCAGGCTTTACAAAAGCATCATATAGCTGATAGCAACGGCTAAGAGCCGAAGCGGGGCGCGGCGTAAAAGACCACGCCCTTTTTTATTAAAAACGATTTAATATGGCAAAGATTAAAAAGACAAAAATAGAAGACCTTATACCGGACGACTTGAATTTCAACAAAGGTACGCAGTTCGGACAAAGCATGATAGAAAAAAGCCTGCGCACATTCGGCGCGGGGCGTTCAATCCTGCTCGACAAAAACAACAAGATTATAGCCGGAAACAAGACTACCGAAGGCTTTGCAAGTGCAGGCATGGAAGATGTTATTATAGTCGAAACAACCGGAAACGAACTTGTAGCCGTAAAGCGCAACGATATAGACTTAGATACAAAGGAAGGGCGCGAACTTGCGTTAGCAGACAACGCGACAGCCGCCGCTAATCTTGATTGGGACGAAGAAGCCATAGCTAAGGCAAAAGAAGACTTCGGTATAGATAACGAAGCATGGGGCGTTCCGGTAGATTTTGGGGAAGACAGCGAAGGGGATGAAAATCCGGAAAAACAACTTAAACGCCTTAAAGACGACTTTATTTTGCCGCCGTTTTCTGTATTGAATACCCGTACCGCCGAATGGCAGGAACGCCGCCGGGCATGGCTGGAAATAGGCATAAAAAGCGACAAAGGTAGAAGCGAAGATTTGACTTTTGCAAAGACAGCGCAACCGCCAATATTTTACGATACCAAGAACGCATTACGCGAAACTTTAGGCAGAGAACCACAGACGGAAGAAGTGATAGCGGAAATGGAGCGTTTAGGGCTTAAAACAATGACTACTACAAGCATATTCGACCCGGTATTAACCGAACTTTCTTACCGTTGGTTCAACATTGAAGGCGGGCGGATATTAGACCCGTTCGCTGGGGGCAGCGTTCGCGGTATAGTAGCGGCAAAGTTGAACATGCCTTACGTCGGCAATGATTTAAGCGAAGCCCAAATTAAAGCCAACAAAGCAAACGCGGAAGAAGTGTTAGGCATAAGCTACCCATTCTTTCCCCAATGGACGGTAGGCGATAGTTCCCAGCTTGAAGACGTTCTTAGCACGAATGGGATAAGTGGCGATTTCGATATGATTTTCTCCTGCCCACCCTACGCGGATTTGGAAGTATATAGCAATGATCCGCGCGATATTTCAAACATGGACTATGCGCAATTCATTGAAACGTACAAACGTATTATAAAACAATCCTGCTCCCGGTTGAAGAATAACCGTTTCGCGGTTTTTGTCGTCGGGGATATACGGGATAAGAAGGGCATTTACAGAAACTTTGTAAGCCACACAATAGAAGCGTTTACAGGGTGCGGTCTTCATTATTACAATTCCCTTATCCTTGTAAACCAAATAACCAGCCTTGCAATAAGGGTGCGGCGGCAGTTTAACGGTACGCGCAAGGTAGGAAAGGTTCATCAAAACGTGTTAGTCTTCTGTAAAGGCAGCGTAGAAGAAACAATAGATAGTTTTGAAGAATTGCAGGTTAAAAAAGCATTGGAAATATTCAACAAGAGCCGGGAAAATAGCAACCTGCATGATGATGTATTAGTATTCTACAAAGGCGACCCGAAAAACATTAAAGAAGATTTCGGGGAACTTCATATAAGCGACGAATTACCACAATAACAACGTAAGCCATGAAATCTAAAGAAGGTAATAATAATACGGCAAAGAAAGGCAGAAAGACCAAATACACGCCCAAAATAGTAGAGCGTATTTGTGAACTTGTAGCAAAGGACACTTACAGCGTACCGGAACTTTGCCGCGCCGTTGGCATTGACGAAGCGACCTTCTACCGTTGGAAGAATGATAAAAGCGAGTTTTGCGAAGCATTAGAAAAGGCAGAAGATAAACGTTTAGCCTTCTTTGCCACAGAAGCAAAACGAAGCCTTTTAAAAAAGATACAAGGCTATACGGTGCAGGAAAAGCACATAGTAACCGTAGGAAGCGGAAAGTTCGATGTAAACGGGAAGGAAATACCGCGTATAAAGGAGCAAAAAACAGTAGATAAGCATTTCCAGCCGGACACAGCGGCGATAATATTCACGCTTACCAACGCAGAACCGGAACGCTGGCGCAACCGACAAAACGCGGAAGTTACCGGGAAGGACGGCAAAGACCTTATACCGCCCGCCCGTACATTGACGAAAGAAGAAGCTAAGGAACTATTTAAAAAGTTGGATAGTGAGTGCTAAAGGGATAAGGGATATAGACGTAATACGTACCTTTGTTTTGCAGGGAACGTTAAACTTTACGCGGTACTTCTTCAAGATTAGGCAGAAGCGAAAGTTTGTTATAGGCAAACATCATAGGGAAATAGCTGCCGCGCTTGATAAAGTGCTTTGTGGGGAAATTACGCGCCTTATCATAAACATTGCACCGCGATACGGAAAGACTGAATTAGCGGTTAAGAACTTCATAGCGGAAGGGTTGGCTATAAACCCGAAGGCTAAGTTTATTCATCTTTCCTATTCCGACGACTTAGCCCGCGACAATTCGCGCGGCGTGCAGGACATTATAAACGAACCGGAATACAGACGCATTTTCCCGGCTACTATACCGACTTCCACCAATACAAAGAAGTGGTACACGACCGAGGGCGGCGGCTTGTATGCCGTTTCTTCCGCTGGGCAGGTTACGGGCTTCGGCGCGGGGTTGGTTGATGAAGAAGAAAACGACGAATTGGCAAAAGAAGTTGAAGAACTTGATGGGTTGAACGCTGACGGCTTCGGCGGCGCAATTATTATAGACGACCCCATAAAGCCGGACGACGCACGTAGCGCACAAGTCCGCGAGAAAGTAAACAACAAGTTTGAAACAACGATACGAAACCGCGTAAACAGCCGCAAGACCCCGATAATAATTATTATGCAAAGGTTGGATGAAGACGACCTTTGCGGCTATTTGCAACGCCTTGAACCGGACGAATGGACGGTATTAAGCCTTCCGGTGATAGAAACGGGCGAAGACGGAAAAGAACACGCGTTATGGGAGTTCAAACATACGCTACAAGAACTATATAACCTTCGTGAGAAGAACGTTTACGTTTTTGATACCCAGTACATGCAGAACCCGACACCATTAACCGGGCTTATGTACGAACGCGAATTTAAGACCTACGAGGTACAGCCCGTTACCCGGAAGCGAAAGGTCAAAGCCTACATAGATACGGCAGATACGGGCGCGGACTTTCTTTGCTGTATTATCTACCTTGAAACGGAAATAGGAAACTTCATTATTGACGTGTACTACACACAGGCAGCAATGGAAACAACCGAACCGGAAACAGCGCGCAGGCTTACCAAGTATAAGGTAGAAGAAGCCATAATAGAAAGCAACAATGGCGGGCGCGGCTTCTCCCGGAACGTTGAAGCGCAATGCCGCATATTAGGCAACCGGGAAACTTCCTTTACGTGGTTCCACCAATCAGAAAACAAGGAAGTGCGCATATTCAACCACTCGGCAGAAGTGCAGAACCTTACTTACTTCCCGAAAGGTTGGGAACATCTTTTCCCACAGTTCTATAAAGCGATAACACAATACAAGAAGACCGGAAAGAACGCACACGACGACGCGCCGGACGCATTGACGGGAACGATAGAGAAACGCGGAAGCCAACCCCAAAAACTTAATAGAATATTTCGATAACTTAAATATTTACAGCTATGACAATAGAAGAACTATTACAAAGCGAAGACATTAGCAAAGTCGTTAGTGAATTGAGAAACGGACGTTTGAGTGTGGAACCGAACACAAAGGAACACGTCGCGCAGTACGACCCGAAGCAGCACGATATAAATGACGCGCAAAAGCGACCGGACAAACTTGTAGTAATTGATAAGGACAGCGACGAATACGGCGAAGTCAAAAACGTGAACCCGAACGTAGAACAGACTACGGAACAAGGGTTTAGAATAGAACCCGTAGCGCGTATAGCATTGGCTATTCAAAAGTTGATAGTAAAACGCGCCGTAGCTTTTACGTTCGGAAACCCGGTTACTTATGGAAGTAACCCGGAAGGGGAAGACGAAAAAGCTCTTTTGAAAGCTATAAACCGAGCCTTCCACGACGTTAAGGAAAAGACACTTAACAGACGGATAGCGCGAAGCCTTTACAGCACGACAGAAGTAGCCGAACTTTGGTATCCGGTAGAAGTGCCTGAACACGAAATCTACGGCTTCAAAACTACGAAAAAATTTAAGGTAGCCATATTCAGCCCGATGTTTGGCGATAGGCTTTACCCCTACTTTGACGACACGCGCGATATGGTTGCGTTTAGTCGCCAATTTACGCGCAAAGACCGGGATATGATTACACGTACCTACTTTGAAACCTATACGAAAGACAAACACTATTTATGGTGTTGCGACGGTTTGGACGGGGAAGTAGCGGGTAAAAATTGGACTCTGGTAGAAGGCTTCCCGAAAGAATTAACAATAGGAAAGATACCCGTTATTTATGCCTGCCAGCCACAAGTAGAATGGGAAGACGTTCAAAGCCTTATAGACCGATTGGAAAAGTTGCTTTCCAACTTCGCCGACACGAACGACTACCACGCCAGCCCTAAGATTTTCGTACAAGGAAAGGTTATAGGATTTGCCCGGAAAGGGGAAGCCGGGGCTATCATTGAAGGGGAAAACGGGGCTACCGCGCAATATTTGGCATGGCAAAACGCGCCCGAAAGTGTTAAGCTGGAAATAGAAACACTCCTGCGCATGATTTACACCATTACGCAAACGCCCGACATTTCGTTTGATACTGTCAAAGGAATAGGTGCTATTTCCGGCGTAGCCTTACAACTCCTTTTCATGGACGCACATTTAAAGGTGCAGGATAAAAGCGAAATATTTTCAGACTATTTGCAGCGAAGGGTAAACGTACTAAAAGCCTTTTTCAAACAAGCGCATTTGGAATGGTCTAAGGCTTGCGACAATTTAATAATAGAACCCGAAATAGTACCTTACATCATCGAAGACGAACTTAGTAAGATAAACATTCTTACATCAGCAAACGGAAACAAACAGATTGCAAGCCGACGCGCCACTATTCAGCGTTTGGGATGGGCGGATAACGTGGACGAAGAAGAAAAGGCTATAATTAACGAAGAAGACCGGGAAAATAGCTATTATCAGAACGAACCGACTCTTTAGCTTTAACTACGTATTAAAATAATACGTTTTCTTTGATTTGTGCGCGTTTCTACCTTTCGGACATACAAACTAACGCAAAAGGAAAGAAACGCGCTTAAACGCGATTTTTCAAGAAAATAACTATGGCAAAAGAAAACCAGCTTATAATACAGCTTCGTGGATTTGACGCGAAACACTACACAAGAACCGAACGCTACGCAAAGCAAGTAGCCAAGCTATACCAAACGGCGGCGGATGAATTTGCCAGCCTTGCGGGAAAGATTAACCTTCCGGCTGGTGGAACGTTTAACTTTGACGACTTCCCGAAAGCCAAGAAGCAGGCGCGCGGCATTGTTACCCGACTTGCCGGAAAGATTGAAGCCGTAGTTACTTCCGGGCAACGCTCCGAATGGCTGGCAGCATGTCAGAAGAACGACGCTTTTTTAGCTTCCATACTTCGGACTTCCAAACTAACCAAAGAAGAAGCCGAACGTTACCAAGCGCGTAACCTTGAAGCCCTTAGTGCATTTCAGAAACGTAAAGAAAACGGTTTGAACCTTAGCCAAAGGGTTTGGAAGTATGCCGAAGAATTAAAAGACGCTATGGAATTGGGCATAGACGTAGGATTAGGGGAAGGAAAAAGCGCACAGCAATTAAGCCGTGATTTGCGACAATACTTGAATGAACCCGACCGACTTTATAGGCGAGTACGCGATAAAGGTGGCAACCTGCGACTAAGTAAGGCGGCAAAGATGTACCACCCCGGACAAGGTGTTTACCGTTCTTCAGCAAAGAACGCCCAGCGATTGACACGCACCGAAATAAACATGGCGTACCGGGAAAGCGAATACTTACGATGGCAACAGCTTGATTTTGTTGTAGGCATTCGCGTAATGCTTAGCAACAACCACACTATAAAGAACTCAAAAGGCGAACCTGTTCCGTTCGTGGATATTTGCGACACGTTGGCAGGGGATTACCCGAAAACATTCAAATTTGTAGGGTGGCATCCACAATGCCGCTGTTTCGCCGTTCCCATCATGGCGGATTACGACGAATACAACAAGAACCGGGCTAATAGGCTAAAAGCGATTGTTAAGGGCGCACAGTATAAAAGCCTTCCTTCACGACGGACAGTTAAGGACGTACCTAAAGCCTTTCGGGATTACATCAGTAGCATTGAAGAACGTGCGAAGGGCTGGAAATCTATGCCTTATTATATTCGCGATAACTTCAACGGCGGAAAGATTAGCGGCGGGTTGAAAACTGGGATAGCAAGTAAAGCAATGAATACCGTAGAACCATGTACGGAGTTTGACAGCGATATAGCTTATTACAAGCGTTGGGCGTATTCCTTCGGTTTGGATGTTTCAGCTTTAGACACTTTACGCAATTCCGGTAACAGAACCGCACTGACCGGGGAAATAGACAAAGTAGATAACGTACTACTTCAACGAAAACGGGAATGGCTTATGGCGATAAGCGACCTACGGGACTTTATAGAAAAAGACATGAAAGGCTTTGCTGACCTGCAAAAAGAGTACACAAGTATTATGAACGCCAACGAAATACATACTTCTAACTATTACGGCGATTGCATCCCAAAGCTACAACAAGCATTATCCAAAGCTAAGACAGATTTACAGAAGGCTAAAGCGGAAGCAGCCAAAGGCGGAGATAACCCGCATCCGGCATTAAGAACCGCCTATACATCGGATGCACAAGTAGATGAAACCTTTGCAAAGATAAACAAGGAGCTTACCGAAAAATGGTTTGAAAACGGAGATTTAAGACTGTCCCCAACGAAAAGAACGGGCGTAAATGGCTTTACATACATGGACGGGCGTTTATCATTAACGCCGGATAGATTAGCCGGGGTAAAATCTGCATTAGCCAAGATAGCTACAAGGCATTCGGCAGACATAACAAAAGGAGAAGCAGACGCTATGGCTACATTTTGGCATGAGATTACACATAATAGGAACAAACCGGGAAATATGTACCTTACCGATACGCAACGGCGTTATATGGAATTGGCAAACGAATTTGTATCACGTAAGACCCTACCGGAGTTTTACAAGAAATTAGGATGTCCCAAAACACCTTATCCCGAATTTATTACCAACCGTAATTCTACCGGATATAATACAATGGTTAATAATTACGATTGGGTTATAAGTAACTTCGGGCTTGACGCTAATAAAGTATTAGCTACGGTAAAAAGGAATCTATATAACGAAGTTTATTCCGACCAATTAACCGGATTGAAACAAGGTTTGTTAGATGGTGGGTTAAAACGTTTAGACGGTAAGAAGGTTAGCAAATCAGACTTAAACAACATCTTAAAAAGCTGTTGCTGCGGACGGGCAACGCTTGAAAATTGGCTAAAGCAAAACGGATATATGAACTAAGGGGCTTATTACCCCTTAGTCTATAATATAGCCTTTCTTCATAGCCTTACCGTTTTCTTCATCCCGTTCTCTTTCCAATTCGGCAGCAAAAGAAGAAGCCGCCACTTCTAATTGCTTATCGCCAATTTTATAAGCAAGGTATTCAATATCACGCGCTTTATTTATCGGATGACATGTTTTTTTATAATATTCCACGCGATTACTATCTTTAATACTTATCCCGGTTATTTCTTCAATAATAGCCGGATAGTTGGAAAAATCAAATACGGTTTTGTTTTTTAGTTCTTTTGTTTTCATAACAACGTGTTTTAATTCAGTTCTTCGGATGGTTGGGGCATTCCGGGAACAGACGGATAAAAGGAAGAAACTAATTCATCAAGTTTGCCTATTTCCTTAAACAGTTTACGGGTATAGTACCAGCGAGTAAGAAAGCAAGCCTTATTAACTTTATCTGTCAGTTTTTCTATATAAGCCAATTGAATGGAAACTACTTGCTTTTGCATACAATCGGCAGCTATGCTACATGCTTCCCCAAATTCGGAAGCGGCTTTAGCCATATCATTAAAAGCATTAACACAACCGTTAGCAAATTCTTCTACGTTCATATTTTAATTAATACCTTTTAAAAGAGTTATAAAATAGTTCTACAAATTGTTCCGGCGTATTGATTTCGCGTTTTTGAAACATTACCGCCTTAATATACTCCGGCTTCGACAAAGAGATACTAACGCCGGGGGCTTCTTCTTTCCATCCCATACCTACCCTAAAGCCATAACCGTCAAAAATACCAGATACCCGGTAAACCTTACCGCCTTCCAGCCATTCCAAAGAGAAAGCCCCGTTCTGCGGGTTCATAGAAATACTGTTAAGCGGTTGCTTCTTAATTACACGCAGAAAATTGCCTTTAAATATTTGCCAACGACAACGGTTGTACGCTTCATCAAGACGAAGCCCGCCCCATTCGATATTTACGTGCCCGGCTTCCGCATCTGCATTATTTATCCAATTATCGGCTACCAAACGTTCAGACCAGCCGTTAGCGTTTAAATATTGCTTCTTTTCAGCGTTGGAAGTTGCAGTAGGTGTAATTATATGCTTCATCCTTGACTATACTTAGTTTCAACTTCAACATGGGAAATCCGTGTATCGACAATTTCGCCCGTTTCAGATACATACGGTTGCACCTCTACGCAGCCTTTGAAGATTACGGACGTACAGAACTTAACGGCAAATTCTTTCAGTTGCGCCGTTATAGCAAGTTCTAAATTAGCCTTGGCACTAAAGAAGGCTTCTTCCTGTGTGATTTGTTTTCCTTCCATACAAACAACTATTTATCAGACACAAAAGTAAACCTTAGTTTTGATATAACCAAAATTGAAGACCAAAGGCTGGGACACAAAAAAGGGACAATAGCAGCCATACAATAGCAGGCGTTACCGTCCCCAATGGTACAATCATAACCAAACGTTACCAAGCATTACCAACCGGAAAAAGCAATAGCGAAAAATGCTCAAAACGTATTACTTTAATTCGTCTTCCTTCTTTCCCGACAACCTACTATCTTCATCAAGCCAACGCGTCCGGCGTTCAAGCCCGGAAACTTTCAACCGTTGTATAGCAGTATTAACATAGATACGGGTTAGTTCTTCGGCTTTTTCTTTCCTTTTAGCTCTGTTCTGCCTTGCGCTTACTATACGAGCCACAAGAACAATAAAAAGAGCCAGTACAAAGCACGCAAGCGCAATAAAGCCCAAAATAGTTTCTACTTCCATTATTCCACGTCTATTACTTCTACAATACTTTCGACTTCAACCCATTTGTTATGGTCTTTGCTTGAAAGGTCAAACGATACACTTAACGTACATTGCCCGGATTTCTTAGGAGAATACGAGATAGTAAAAGGCTGGGTGGTAGAAACGCCGATTACTTCATTTCCAACGTTGGGTGTGTTTAAGTAGTAGGTAACTTTTTCAACAGAACCGTTTATAATTTTCATTAATTCAGTGTCAGACAAACAGAACGGCGCAAAATTCACAGAATACGTACGCCCAACATAAACGCTATTCAGTTGTTCAATACTCCCAACTTCACTAAAAAAGGCAGAAGCCCGGACGGTTGTAGAAAGGTAGTTTGGTTCTTCTTCGGGTTCATTATTTGAGGTTGAGCAACCGGAAAGTAACAAACCCGGAAGGAGCAGGAAGGAAAGTAATAACTTCTTCATTTTATTTGCTAACTTTGCACCCACCGCCCGAAGCAGATATTACACTTTACTACATAAAGAAAGCGCGGACTATATAGGTTTACATATTTGAGGCATCGCCAAACGCCCAACGAAAATAAACCGTATAGCCGCGCTTAGCCGATATATCAAGCATGGATATACGACACCAGCGCGTTAAAAGGCTCTTTTCGTTATTTGTTAATTTGGCGATTTTCAAATATAAAGACCTAACGCTTTCCATTCATTACCGGATTTCTCCCCGATAACAAGCGCAAAGGTATCAAATAATTAGCACAGTGCAAACAAAAAACATACAATTAGCCAAAACAACCGAAAACAACCGGGTGGTTGATTTTTCAACCGAAACAACCGAAGGGTTGAAAAAACAAGCGAAAACAACCGAAAACAACATTGATATGATATGTAATGATATGATTTAATAATTATCTTTCTCTTCTTCTTAATGGTGTGCGCGAGAGAAAAACGCAAAGGGGAAATGAAGCGATTTAAAGCGCGTCCATATTACCGACTACTAAACACACGCAGAAGCTAATTAATTTCAATGTCGGGCAAATGAACAGGCAATGCAGTGGTTTTATACGCCTATTTCTTACCGCCTACTCTTTTTCAAAATTGGAAGTTTCGGTGAAGTGTTTGCTTCCTATTTTTTAAATCCGTATTACCTTAATACGCTACCTTTGCTTCGGTTTAACAAAATAGTTTATGAACGAATTACAAGAACAAATCTTAGCACTACTTGTGGCAAAGTTCCAAGGCGTGCGCAAAGATGGGTTACAGCATTTGGCAGCCGCTATCGGCTTACAAGTCGCTACCATAGAAGAAGCTAACGGAGTTGTAGATAAACTTACCGCCGACAAAGTTAGCCAGTACGTAACAGATTGGCGTAAGGTCGCAGACGCGGAAATAAGCAAAGCGAACCAAACCTACGAAAACGGACTGAAAGAAAAGTACGATTTAGTGGAAAAGGGAAAGCAAACACCGCCGACACCACCCACGCCACCAGCAGGCGGAGCGATAACGCTTGACGCGATCAGCAAACTTATTGATGAAAAACTTTCGGGCGTGCAAAGTAGCATTACCGAGATTAACGCAAATAAGGCGGCTGCTTCGCGACGTGAACTATTTGTAGCGGAATTGGACAACGCGAAGATTGAGGGAAAGACCCGCGACGTGATGTTAAAGAACTTCGACCGGGCTAACACCTTTGCGAGCGACGAAGATTTCAACAGCTACTTGACCGAAGCGAAAGGCGACATCGCAGCCTTAGCGCAAGAACGCGCAGACGCAGGACTGCAAGGACACGATAAGCCGATTTTTGGAGCCGTGAACAAAGAAGGCGTAAGCAGTGGCGTAGCAGACTACATCAAAGCGCAGACCGAGAGTAAGACAGCCTTAACGGGCAAAGAAGTTTAACCGTAAATTCATTCTTTACAATGGGATTGAAGATAGACAGAAAGCAGGACAAACGTGTAGTACACGCTTGTACGCACGCGTTGGCGGACATTCCTAACGGCGTTACCGTTTGCTCTTCCGAATTGGTTGCGGGCGGTATCTTGCAGGAAGGGACGGTATTAGGCGGCAAAGACGCTGCCGGGCTTTACCACGTCGTAAAGACCGCAAGGCTTACCGAAGACGCTACCGCCACTACAAAAGCCTACAAGGTGGCAAAAGGACATCATTTCAAAGTAGGCGATTTTATCATGTTGAAGGTAGGCGCAAAGGCTTACAAGATTACATCTATCAACACGTCGGAAACGCTTTACGACACCATCAACGTAGGCACTACTTTAGGAGAAGCCGCCACAGCAGGCGCAGCCCTTGTACTTGCCGCCGCTGAAAGCGCGGACACTACAAGCGCGTTCAAGTACGTGCCTAAAGCCATGACGGGCGACAGCTACGACGTGGAAGCCCTTAACAACCACTTTGTAACAGCGGTTACTATCGGGCAGTTCAAAGAGAGTGTTATCCCGGCAGTAAGCGACGACATTAAAGCCGCTTTACCCGGTATCAGTTTAATTTAATTGGGCTCTAAGTTATGATTAAGACTTTAATGCGCGGTCTTGTAGAGAAAGACATGCAAGCCGTGATTAATACTTACGATTTGAAGCCCTACTACTATCCTACGCTTTTCCCGTTGAAGGAAACCTATACCTTGACATGGAAGGCTTTGGAAGCGCAGGTAGGGCTTAAAATAGCCGCCGACTTGGTGGCACGCGGGGCGACCATTGACAAAAAGACCCGCGATGCGATTGCACGTTTACAAGGGGACATCCCGAAGATTGCCGTAAAGCGCACCAAGAACGAAGACGAACTTACGGACTACGAAGTAATGTTAGCCATGACTTCGCAGAACCCCGACCTTCGCGCGTTGGTTGAAGCATGGGCAGAAGACACTAATTTCTGCTGGACGGCGGTAGCCGCCCGTTTGGAATGGATGGCTTTGCAGGAAATCTCTTTAGGTAAGATTACGCTTACCAACGAAAACAACGGTTCAGTAATCAGCGAATACGATGTAGATTACCAAATCCCAGCCGAAAGAAAGTTAGGCTTCCAAACCGGCTCGGCTTCTTGGGCTACTTCCGCTTCCGCAAAACCTATCTCTAAGGATTTCAAGAACGTTGTAAAGGCAGCGAAGAAAGAGGGCGTATCTTTGAAATTCGCGTTTATGTCCCTTGACACGTTTGCGACTTTCGCGGAAACCGCAGAAGTACAGAAAATCTGCGCTTCCTTCGCCGTGAATGCCTTGAACCTCCAGCAAACGCCAAGCCTTGAACAAGTAAACAGCGCAATGAAAACGCTTCCCTACTTGAAGGGCTTGCAGCTTGTTGTGATTGACCAAGATATTACCGTAGAACTTCCCAACGGTGACAGATACACCGGAAACCCGTTTACCGAGAACGTGGTACTGTTCACGGAAAGCAAAGTATTGGGACAAACCTACTGGAAGAAGCCCGCAGACATGAACGTAAAAGGTTCAGTAGCGATTAAGGCTTTGAACGGTCACACCCTTATAAAGAAGTTCGCTAACGAAGAACCTTTGGAAGAGGTTACTATGGGTATCGCAAACGCTTTCCCAGCGTGGCTTTCTTCTTCCCGTTCTTGGTTGATGGCTACCGACAGCAACACATGGAATCACTAACCGACACCGGAAAGGCTTAACGGTCTTTCCGGTTAATAACTTAGCTTATGACATACAAAGAATGGTTTACCCGGACTACGGCGCGTTTCGACATCGAAAGCGCGGACGTGGAACTGATTTTAGTCAACCAGCAGAATACAATCCAAGACCCGGAAGAAGAGGTAGATGTAGTAACCGCCAAACGTGCGCTTTGCGCCGAATTTGGGACTATCATACCACTTGCCAACGTCGGAGAAGGGGGATATTCCGTAAGTTGGAACTGGGAAGCTATAAAGTTTTGGTATAACCAGACTTGCGGCGAATTGGGCATACCCCCAGTTACTACGCCGAAGGTCAGAAACAGAAGTAACAGATGGTAACGGACGTAGCAAGCAGACAATACCCGCATTACCTATACAAGCGTACAAGCAACGGCGAAGCCGTGCAGGACGCTAACGGTAGTTGGCAGGCTTTCGGCGCGGAATGGACGCTACACAGCATTTGCCGCGAGGAAACCAACGGGAAGGGTACGCAGATACAAGCCGCGAACGGGAAGTTTGTTACGTTCGCTTCGCTAATACAGATACCTAAAGGCGTGCAACGCATACCCGAAGGCATGGAAATAGCGGTAGCGGATGAGCCGTTAGAGCCTTCACGGTTGCTTAACCAAGAAACAATGGAAGAAGCTAAGATTTCGGGAATAATTAGGATTTCCGGCGTTTGCTTGAAATTCGACAAAGGGCGTTTGCATTGCAGGTTATGGGTTTAGAAGCGAAATTCACGGGAGATATAGACGGCATGTTTAAAGCCTTCCTTCTTGAAGTGGAAAGGCAGATAATAGAAAGCCTTTGCCGTATAGGGGAAGAAGCCGTAAGCATGGCGAAGACCATACCCCCGGAACGCGGTTTTACAGACCGTACCGGAAATTTACGGTCTTCGATTGGCTACGTAGTCTTCAAAGACGGCAAGCCCGTTAATATAGCCTTTGAAGCGGTAAAGGGCGGTCACGTCGGAGTACACGAAGGACAACGTTTAGCCCAGCAGATCGGCGAAAACTATACCGACGGTTATACGCTGGTTGTAGTAGCCGGAATGAACTACGCCGTTCACGTGGAAAGCAAGGGGCGCGATGTTCTTACTTCCGCCGAGAAACAAGCCGAAAAAGCCATAGCTAAGGAACTTGCAGATTTAGTTACCAACATTAAAGACGCGTTCAAATGAAATATTGCAGCAGTATAGATACAGACGACATTCTTTTTAAGATTGTTTCGGAAGCGGTCACTTCCGGCAAAGTTGTTATAAACGGCGGCGTTTTCACACAAGGCGAAAGACCGGACGACAGCGAAGCCGAGGACATCGTGATAAATACCATTACGGTAACGCACGACAAACCGCAAACGGGCACTTCCAACGTGAATATTTACGCGAAGGATTTGAAGCTGCGGATTAAGGACAAAGAGCAGCGCAAAGCCGACCGGGAACGCCTGCGAACCATAGGCAACGCGCTTGTAGCTTATTTGGACGCGCAGAACATTGCAGACCTCGAATATTGGATAGAGAGCGACATCGTAATAAAAGAGCTTGAAGTAAACCAGCATTATCGGAACATTAGAATAAGTTGGAATATTCATTAAATTTTTATCAGTATGGCAACATTAGTAACATTGGGTCTTTCCAAAATTTTAGGTAAGGTGGGAGAACCTACGGCTTTAAACTTTACCGAAACTGGCTATACGGCATTCGGACTTACATACGAAGATACCTGCAAGATGTCACAGGAAGACCCGGAAGTAACCGAGTTCTACGCAGAGGAAGAAGACGACCCGGTAGAAACCGTAGAGAAGCAAGGCAAAATAACCTTTACCTTCTCAATCATGAACCCCGACCTCCCCGTACTAAAACGGCTTTTCGGGGGCGAAATAGCTTCCGACATTTGGAGTTATCCCGATGCAGTAAATACCGTAGAGGAATCTATTATCATCCTTCCGAAGAAAGGTTTGAAATTCCAAGTTCCACGCATGAAACTTGTAGCCAAAATTAATGGCGAGTTCAGTAAAAAGGGCTTGCTTCTTATCGAGGTTACGGGAACTGTGATGAAACCCACAACTTCGGGATTGAAGAAAATGGCGGTAGGCAAAGTTTCAGCTTCTACGGCTTCCGTTTCTTCTTAATACCGGATTGATAACATCATTTTCATTAACCGGAAGCCCCGTTTACTTTGTTTTCGGGGCTTCTTTTATTTATTCAGACAATGGATTACAACGATAAGTTAGAAGCCTTAGAACGCGAACAAAGCGAATTAAGGCAGATGATAGGCGAAGGTATAACGTTTGACGTTGAAGTAACCTATACCCGCCGGAAGCCCGGCTTATTGGGCTTCTTCCGTAAACGCGAAAAGATTACCGAAAAGAAAGTATTCCGGATTCAAGAGCCTACGCTGGCAACGCTTGACCGACTTAGCGCGCTTTGGCTGCAAATGTCGATAGACGAAACCAAATTGAGCGACGAAGACTATTTCAAGACCGCAAAGAAAATGGCAGCGCAGGAAGCCCGGAAACTTGCGCAGGTAGTAGCGGTTGCTGTATTGGGCGAAGACTATTACGACGTAACGGACAAAGGTGGCTATTTGGTACGCAAGCCCAATGAAACCCGCTTAGCCCGGCTTACTTCCCTTTTCCTTCATACCGTAACGCCTTCCCAACTTCTTACGCTCGCGATATTGATTACCAACGTAAGCAATTTAGGGGATTTTATAAACTCTATAAGATTGATGAGCGCAACGCGCACAAGCGACCCGACACAACTTATAGAGCAACCGGGTTAAAAAGCCCACACGGTCGCCGGGGGTCGGTTTGCGCGCACTTCGGCTGGACGTTGGATTACCTTCTACACGGGATTTCGTGGGGAACGGTTCAGAGAATGATAGTAGATGCACCGGGAGCAGAGGAAGAAGACACGAAACCGGGAACGACGGAAGTAGTGCTTACCGAAGAAAACGCGGGCGAAGTATTGGACTTAATAAATAAACTTAACCGATAATGAACATACAAGGTGGCGGTTTGTCCTTTGAGATTTCGGGAAGCAACGATAAGTTGTTATCGGTACTTAACGAAAGCAAGAAGGCGATACAGAATTTTAGCACGGCGGCAGTTTCCGGCGGAAAGGGCATAGATAGAGCCTTTGAGAACGCAGCCGCCGCTATTGAAAAAGGCTTTGCAGACATTGACCGGATTGTAGATACGAACAAGGCTTCATTAGCCAAGTTGCAGGAAGAATACAAACGACTAAGTTCGGAAGCTGCAAAGGCTTTCAGCGAAGCGCGAGATGCGGACTACCGACGTTACATAGAAGCCGCAAAAAACATACAATCGGAAATAACTCTGCGCGAAAAACTGATTAACGAAGCGCAGGCTTCCGCCGACCAGCTTCTACAAGAAGAAAAGGCTTTGAAGAAGCAGAAGGAAACAGCCGAGAAAAACGTGAGCACGCAGATTTCATTAAGAACCCAGCTACGCAACGTTCGCGAAGAACTTGCGCTTTTGGAAGCCAACGGACAGCGTGGAACGGAAGCCTTCAAGAAGTTGCAGCAGGAAGCCGGACGGCTTACCGACGCAATAGGCGACGCTACGACACAAGCGCGTATATTCTCCCATGACAACCGGGGATTGCAGGGTATGATTTCCGGGCTTAGCGGCGTAGTAGGCGCGTTCAGTGCGGCACAAGGCGCGGTAGTGTTGTTCGCCGGAGAAAACGAAAATTTGCAGAAAGTAATGCTAAAGGTTCAAAGCCTTATGAGCATTACGATAGGTTTGCAGCAAGTAGCGAACACTATAAACAAGGATAGTGCCTTTATGCTTACGACCGTAGCGAAAGCAAAGGAACTGTTAGCGGCGGCAACCAACAAGCTAACCATAGCTTTAGGAGGTTCAACCATTGCTGCAAAAGCGTTGATGGCTACGCTAACTTTGGGGCTTTCCGTCGCTATTACCGTAATTATAGCGGCACTTTCCAAACTTCAAAGCAAGCAGGCGGAAGCCAAGAAAGCGCAAGAAGAATTTAACAAGAAGGTATCGGAAGCAGCCGGGAAACCCGTAGCGGCTTACCGGGCATTGCAAACGGAATGGATTAGCCTTAGCGGATCACTGAAAGAACGCGAAAAATGGGTACAGAACAATGCCGACAAATTCAAAGAATTAGGCTTTTCAGTCCGTGACGCGAAGGAAGCCGAAGAATTATTAGTTAGTAACAGTTCCAAATTTGTTGAAGCGATGATGTTGCGGGCTAAAGCCGCCGCTACAAGCGAACTTGCGATAGAAAAGTATAAGGCTGTAATAGAAGCGCAAAACAAGCTGGATGCAACCCCTAAAGCATACGTTTCTAAAAAAGGCACATATACGGACGGGTACGGGGTAAAACGGAAAGGTACGGTATTGGAGAAAAGCGACACATGGAAAGAAGCCGAAGAAACCTTAGAAAAAGCCGAAGCCGAATATAACAAACTTATCAACCTGCAAGTAAACTTTACCCAGCAGGAAAAGCAGATATTAGCGCAGATAGGCAACCAAGCCGGGCAAATTATAGCCGGAAGCGTGGAAGCAGCCGAAAAGGAGTTGGCGCGGTTGCAGGAACTATACAAGAAGGCAGGTTCTGACAAAGAACGCGCCAGCTTGAAAAAACAGATAGAAGCACAGCAGAAGGAAGTAAACCGGATAAGCCTTTCTTCCGGTAACGGCAGTAAGCAAAGTGACCCATATTTAGATATGCTGACAAAGCGAAAAGAAAAGTATGCGGATTATTTGAAATGGGTCACAAGCAAAGACGAAACGTTGAGAAAGGCAGCAAATACCGAGTTCGCCACATTGTTGAAGGAAGGTACAAGCTACCTCGATTATCTGGAAAAGAAACGCGCGGATATTCAGGCGAAAGCAACCAAAACAACAACCGACCTAAAGAACCTTAGCACGCTTAACAACGAAATAGCCAAGACCACGAAGGAAGCGGTTATTTCGGACTTTGACAAAAAGCTGCAAGAAGAATTAGCGGCATGTCAAACAATAGGCGCACGTTTAGACCTGCTGGAACAACGAAGGAAGGAACTTAGCGGCGATAATTCCGACGTGGATAACGCCAAGAAGGATATTATAGATGACGCCAAAAAAGACACCGTAAAACAAGCTAAGGAAGAAACCAAACAGTTGCTAAGGGAATACGCCGGGTATTTGTCCGATAAGCTGGATTTTGAAGAAAGCTACGCATGGAAGAAACAAGCGATTACGGATAAGTTAGCCAAAGCCACTACCAGCAAGGACAAACAAGTAGCCGAAGCCGCTTTAGCCGCATTGGAAAAGAAACGGGCGGAGTATTCAAAGCTGACCGGAAACGAGCAATACGACCAGCTTTTGCAGCAATACAAGACGTACCAGCAGCAACAAACCGAGATAATGAAGACATACGCGGCGCAACGTGTTGAAGCCGAAAAGCAGGGAAATATAGCGATGATAGCGCAAATAAACGCGAAAGAACAAGCCGAGTTAAGCAAACTTGCAGCTTCCCGCCTTATGGCTTCCGAAAGCTGGAACCAGCTTTTCAGCGACCTAAGCACGCTTACGACCAACACGATAAACAAGCTGATTACCGACATAAACAGCAAGAAGGTATCGCTTTCCGCACAGTTCAACCCGGCAGACCTGAAAGCCATTAACGACCAGTTGGAGAAGGCGAAGGACGAACTACACGAGCGTAACCCCTTCCTCGCCTTGAAGGACAGCTTAGCGGAACTGCGCGCCGCCATGAAAGCCGACAAACTATTAGAAAGCGACGACCCGTTTGTTAAGAGTTTGGAAGAAAGAAAAAAGCAGTACCAAGCCTATACAGACACCATAAATAGCGGTGACGAAATATTAGCTGGCGCGGCAAAAGAAGCGTTCGCAGAACTTCTTAGCGAAGGTTCTTCCTATGTTGATTACCTACGCCGGAAGATAGCCGAACTCAACAAACAGAAAGCCACAATAAAGCTGACCGTAGAAGGCGAAGAACAGTTAGCCGTACTTAACGCCGCATTGTCAAAAGAAGAAGGCACGACGAAAAGCGTTTCAGCGGCTTTTAAAGAATCCTTTAAAAGCATAGGAAGCAGCATAGACCTTGTTTCCGGGGCATTTGACAGCGTTGTAAGCGGAATAAAGAAAATGGGCGTTTCAATGGACGAAGAAACGGACGCTATTTTAGGTGACATAGGCGGAATGCTTGAAGGCGCGGGACAGTTCGCCGCAGGTTACGCAAGCATGAACCCGGTACAAATGGTGTCCGGGGCGGTAGGCTTCCTTTCTTCCGCCTTCGACCTGTTCAACACCCGCGACCGGAAAGCCGAGAAGTCCATAAAGAAACATCAAGAAGCCGTAACAAAGTTAGGCTATGCCTATAACGCATTGGAACACGCCGTAGATAGTGCTTTGGGCGAAACCGTTTATCAGAACCAAAATGCCATGATACAGAATCTGCGTGCCCAGCAGAACGAGATACAAGGCATGATAAACGATGAAATCAGCAAGAAGAAAACCGATTGGGGCAGAGTGGACGAATTTAGGGAACAATACGCCGAAGCCGGAAGGCAGATAGAAGACCTCATAAAAGAGATTACCGAAAGCATTACGCAAACTTCGGCTACGGAATTGGCGGACGAATTGGCTAATGCACTGGTAGAAGCCTTTGAAGGTGGGGAAAACGCGGCTAAGGCATTCGGGGAAGTAGCAAACGACGTGATAAAAAACGCCGTCGTAAACGCCCTAAAATTGCAGTTCTTGGAACAACCCTTACAGAAGGCTATAAAGCAGCTTCAAAAGGATATGGGGTTTGATGAAGAAGGGAACGGCTCTTTTAACGGATTGACGGAAACGGAGCAGGCGCGTTTCAAACAAGCCATACAAGCAGCCGGGGCGAACTTTGCCGCCGCTATGGATATGTACAAAGACCTATTTGAACAGTTGGACGAAGACGACCCCAGTACGTTAAGCGGCGCGATAAAAGGCGCAAGCCAAGAAAGTATAGACCTTTTGGCAGGACAAACAAACGCGGTACGAGTAAACCAAGTAACATCGCTCCAACTTTTACGGCAGCAGCTTACACACCTTGCGAACATGGACACCACGTTAGGCGTGATAAGCGGGCGGCTGCTTACCATAATAAACAAGATTACCAATACCCCTACGGATGATTTACGTTCGCAGGGCATAACCGATTAACGACGGAATATGAGTTTTGAAGAATTGAAAAGGGCTTTAGCCGCCGAAGCGCAGGCTAAGGGCATTTGCTCGGAATGGTACAGCTTCATTCTTCGGGCGACATCAAAAGAAAGGCTTCTTACACTTTTTGTGAAAGGGCTTGATTTCGTTTTTGACAACGATTTTCCCAGTGCGGAACTGCGTGCGGAGTTCAAAGGCTTGCATGAACATTACGGCGTGTTCATTGACGAACCTTTCAGCGTTACAGAAATGCGCCGTATCGTAGCTTTCGGAACATCGAAAGGCAAAGCCCGCTTTTCGGGGTTCTGCGCGGCGCAAGTATGGGCGCGAGATGATACTAAGTTGGTTGTAGAGGTTGAAGATAACGCCTTTGTCTGCATTGACATAACCGACCGGGCAAAGGTGGAGATAACAGCAAGCGGGGCGGCAAAGGTTACTGTCTTCCAACACGGCGGGGAGTGCATTAACCGGGCTTCCGGCAACGCGAATATAAAAGTAATTGATAAACGTTAGCAGCTATGGCATTAGAACAGAATTTAATTTTAGACTTACCTTTCGACGAAGCGAACGGTTCTACCGTTGCATACGACTTTGCACAGAACCGCCACGACGCGACCGTAGTAGATTGCAGTTTTGTAGCAGGCAAGCAGGGAAACTGCATAAACTTTGACGGCGAAGGATATGCAGACGTAAACTATAACGTTGTGCCCTTATCCGGCAGTTTTACCATATTGGCATGGGTAAAAGCCAATAAATACCCGGACGGCTACACGGGCAAAAGAATAGGATTGTTCTGTAACACCGACCAAGTGGAGGACTACCGCGCCTTTTGGATAGACGTAGAACCGGATAGCTGGGGCTTCTTCGCTATAAAGAAGTCCGGCAACCGAGTTTTGGTATATTTAGACACACAGTTAATAGAAACGATCGTATTGCCTTCCACGCTTACCGGGATAGCGTTAATACAAGATATTTACGGCATTGGTTACGGTTACGCCGATTTAGACAGCGTGAAAGTGTACAACGTCGTGTTGAGCGACGCGGAAATAGGCGAAGAACTTAACTCCGTTGCGCAGCTTGAATATTATTTGGACGGTAAAAACTTCCGCGATTTCGGAATACGCGTAGAAAGTTCTACGGGCGTTCTTGACCTTCCCAAACTGAAAACCCCGGCTTCCGTTGATTGGGCGGACTATCACGGGAAAGTTATAGACCTTAGCGAAAAGCGATACCAAGAACGCGAAATAACGCTTAATTGTTGGCTAAAGGCTTCCGGTAAGATGGATTTCGTTGAACGGGTTAATACCTTGTACGACCGTTTCCGGCAGGACGGCACGCAGCGGCTTATGATTTCCATACACCCAACTAAACCACTTGTTTACGAGGTTTATTGCGAAGACGGGGTAGCCCCCTCCAAACGTTGGCACGATGATAAAATGATAGGTACTTTCTCCCTGAAGCTGAAAGAACCCGACCCGGTTAAGCGCGTCGTAAGACACCAGCGGTTAAACAGCGGTTCGGCTAAGGTAAGCGTGGCGTTCAAATCCGATAAAATGATTAATATTTATTGGGGTGACGGTACGGTAGATACCGACGTTTACGGGGATTGTACCGGAAAGAACGCTATTAGCCACACCTATACGGATAACGGAATTTATTACATTATTGTAGCCGGGGTAATTGAAGACATAACAGACTTTGAAACTAACGGTATTGTAGTATGGCAGAAACTTTAATTTTCCACTATGACGCAAATAATTATCAATCATGCCGACGGAAGCAGAACACCGTTATTCAGTAAGAAGAATATAAGCGCAGTAAGCAAGGCGACACAAAAAATCGCCTTGCTTTCCGAGGACGTGGTAAGCGTTACCATAACCACCGCTACGCCTTTGGATTTGATGATAGGCGATACCACGCTGATATACGGTAAGAAGTACAAACTTAACCAGCTCCCGCAAATAACCAAGAACGGCGAAAGGAACTATACCTACGAACTGACCTTAGAAGGGGCGCAATACGACCTTATAGACGTTCAGTATCATTTGCCCGAAGATTGCTACGGCGATACGTTCTACTCGGATTTGGGCGGGCATTTGGACGTATTGATGTATAACATAAGCCGCGTATATCCGGGACTTTGGAAGCTGGGGAGCTATCCCAAAGATACGAAGTACACAAACTTTACAGCCACCGAAAAGAATTGTCTGGCGGCATTGCAGGAACACTGTACCAACTACGGCGTAGAATTTGAGATAACCAGCGACGGGAAGACCAACACGTTAAATATAAAAGCTAAAGCGGGAATAACGCATACTTTCACGTTGAAGTACGGACGCGGGCGTGGTCTGTACCAACTTAGCCGCGCCAACGTGAACAATGCCGGAATAACAAACCGCCTTTTCATTTACGGCGGAACGGAGAATTTAGGCAAGGACTACGGGCATACGAAGCTATGTCTTCCCGGAACTACGCGCCTTACTTCCTATTTGGA